CCGGACGGCGATTTACTGCCGCCTGTCCCGTGAAGACGGGGACAAAGTTGAAAGCAACTCCATCGCAAGCCAAAGAGCCATTTGCGAGGACTACATTGCACGGCATGACGATTTGGAAATCGTCTGTGAGCCGTTCGTTGACGATGGTTATAGCGGCGTTTCCTTCAATCGTCCAAACTTCAAAAAGCTCGAAGACGCAATCCGCAAAGGCGCGATTGACTGCATCGTGGTCAAAGACCTCAGTCGCTTTTCGAGGAACTACATCGACGGCGGTCGGTATCTGGAAAAGATATTCCCGCAGCTCGGCATCCGCTTTATCGCGGTCAACGACGCTTACGACAGCCTGACCGGCGATCCGCAGTCGGATTCCTTTGTCATCCCGTTCAAAAACCTCATCAACGACTCCTACTGCAAGGATATATCCATGAAAATTCGATCCAGCTTGGAGGTCAAGCAAAAGAACGGTGAGTTCGTCGGGGCGTTCGCTCCCTATGGCTACAAGAAATCGCCGGATAACAAAAACCAGCTCATCGTCGATGAGGCCGTCAGCGAGTATGTGCAGATGATCTTTGCCATGTACAAGGATGGCTTCTCCATCGGTCGCATTGCCGCAAGGCTGAATCAGATGGGTGTGCTTTCCCCTATGGAGTATAAGCATTCGGCGGGGGTGAAGTTCGATACCGTCTTCAAGACCGGCGACACTGCAAAGTGGACTTACAAGGCTGTCCAGCGCATCCTCACCAATGAGGTATATATCGGTGTCCTTGCCCAAGGCAAGCGCGGTACGCCAAACTACAAGGTGCGCGTTGTGCAGCCGAAAGACGAAACCGAGTGGGTCAAGGTCGAGGGGGCGCACGAAGCGCTTGTTTCCTATGAGGATTTCATGGCCGTCAAGACCATGATGAAGCGGGATATGCGCTGCTCGCCTGATCAGGATGAGGCACACCTGTTTTCCGGCTTCCTGTTCTGCGGAGACTGCCAGCAGTCTATGACACGCAAGACCGTTCCGTCGAAGACAAAGAAATACATCTACTATGTCTGCTCGACGAACAAACATAGCCGGACCTGCAGCCCGCACAGCATCAGCGCAAAAGAGGTTGAGGAAAAGGTGTTCCGTGCCATCCATGACCAGATCGAGCTTGTGGTCAATCTGGAGAAAGCGCTTGAGATGATTGAGAGGCTTCCTTCCCAGAATCGCAAAGCGTTTAACTATGAGGCACAGATTGCGAAGCTCGAAGAAGAGATTGAGCGGTATCAGAAGCTCAAGCTCCGGCTGTATGAAGACCTCTCGGACGGGATCATCGACAAGTCGGAATACTTTGAGTTCCGCAACAGCTACACCAAAATCATTGAGGAAAAGCAGGAAGCCCTTCTCCGCGTGAAGAAAGAAATGAAGCAGTCGGTCACAACCGGAGCTACGGAACGGAATTGGGTGACGCTCTTCAAGCAGTATGAAAACATTGAAGAACTGAACCGCCGCGTCCTTATGGCGCTGGTTGACCGCATCCTGATTTATGAGGATCACGCGATAGAGATTGTCTTCAAGTACAAAGACGAGTATCAGCAGACACTTGAATATGTTCTCGGCTATGCCGACGAACTTGCCATTGCCGGATAAAGGAGGGATGAGCGTATGGCACGAAAAAGCAGAAAAAACGCAGCCGCAGAGCCGGTTTGCGAAGCAGCACCGCTGCAAATCTTCCCGACAGCCATTTATGCCCGTCTCTCCGTGGAGAATAGCGGCAAATCTGAAAAGGTGGATGTCATCACCAATCAAATCGAGATATGCAAGTCCTATATCGCAGGGTGTCCTTATCTTGATCTCGTCGATGTCTATGTGGATAACGGACGGACGGGGACGGTTTTCGATAGGCCGGAGTTCAACCGGCTGATGACCGACATCAAGAGCGGCAGGATCAAATGCCTTGTAGTCCGCGATCTCAGCCGTTTTGGCCGTGACTACATAGAAACCGGAACCTACCTTGAGCGCATTTTCCCGCAGATCGGCTTGCGGTTTATTGCAATCAAGGAACACTACGACAACTTTGATACAGACGGCTCAAATGAGAGCCTGATGATCCCGCTGCAAAACATGATCAACGCCTTGTACTCGAAGGATATTTCCCGGAAAGTCTCAACCGCCTTGAAAGCACAGATGGAGCAAGGAACCTTCCAAAAGCGCAATCTTCCGTATGGCTACCGGTGGAATGAAGACCATACAAACATGGTCATTGACGAAGAGACAGCGCAGTATGTGCGGCTCATGTTCCAGTGGAAAATCGAGGGCTGGTCAATCCCGACGATCCTTAACGAACTTGACCGGCTGGGTGCGCCAAATACAGAGCTGCGGAAACGCCAGAACGGAACCCGCAAAGGCGACGGCTGCTCCTGCAAAGGCTGGTACAGTTCAACGCTGTACGGCATCCTGAGCAATCCGCATTATGTGGGTGATACCGTTCTTGGCCGCTCCATGAAGGCGATCTACAAAGGCATCAAATCCCATAATGTCAAGGACAAGGATAAGTGGATTGTATTCCCGAACACACACGAAGCGCTTATTTCCCGTGAAGACTTCCAGAAGGTGCAGGACATCCTCCAAGCGGCTTCTGAGGCTCGCCAGACGAGTATGCAGAAAACCGAGGAAATCCGGGCAACGCTTGTCAACCTGTTCGAGGGGAAAATCGTCTGCGCTGATTGCGGGAAGAAGATGTACTTCCACCGCAAACGGATCGACAAGGACAAGCGGAAGCGCTGGTATGCCTACTATGAATGCAGTACCTCAGTAGGTCGGCGTTACGAGCACTGTACTTCCCATTACACAAGGCAGGACACGCTTGAAGCGAATGTACTTGCAGCGATCCAGCTTCAAGTCGAAGCAGCGCTTGATTATGACAAGCTGCTGGATAAGCTCAGGGGCAGCGAGGGCGAGAAAAACATCCGCGATCAACAGAATGCCCTCATTACAAGCCTGAATCTGCGGCTCAACGGCGTTTCTAAGAAGCGGACACGCCTCTACGAGGATTATGCCGAGGGACTTCTGGATGAAGCGGAATACTCCTTTGCCAAGAAGAGCTATGACGAACAATACGCTGACCTGTCCCGCCGTCTGGACGAGGCAGTACAGCGTCGGAGCAAGTTCGACGAAGCTATGTCGGTCGATAACAAGTGGATTACCTTGATGAAATCCGTCAGCACGGCAACGCAGCTCTCTCAGGATTTGGTAGACGAGTCTGTTGAATTGGTCAAAGTCCATGAGGGCGGCGCTGTGGAACTGGTCATGAAGTACGGTGACATCTACGAGCTGACCATTCAGAGTATCAAAGAAGTTCAGGAGGCGATGTAAATGAACAAAGACTACACAATCGGCATCTACATCCGCCTCTCTATGGCTGATGAAGATGCCGGCAACGGAAGCAAGGCCGAGAGTGACAGCATCGGCAACCAGCGTATGCTCATCAACCGCTACCTTGACAATCATCCGACGCTTTCCAAATATCCGAGGCTTGAGTTCGCGGATGATGGCTATACCGGGACAAATTTTCATCGTCCTCAGTTTTCGGCGATGATGGAGAAAGTCCGGCACGGGGAGATCAACCTGATCTGCGTCAAAGATTTTTCCCGCTTTTCTCGTGATTACATCGAGACGGGCAATTATCTCGAATGCACTTTCCCGTTCATGGGCGTTCGCTTCATCTCCATCAACGACGGGTATGACAGCGACGATTACAAGGGAACAACCGGCGGTCTTGAGGTTGTCATGCGCAGCATCATCTATGCGGCGTACAGCAAGGATCTCTCGGTCAAAACGACAACGGCCAAAATCCAGATGATGAAGCAGGGCAAGTATGTGGGCGGGTACGCTCCCTACGGCTATGTGCTTCACCCGGAAATCCGCAACAAGCTCAAGCTTGACCCGGAGGCCGCTGAGGTCGTGCGCAGGGTCTTCGATGAAGCCCTTGAAGGAAGGAATACCTCACAGATTGCCCTTAGCTTGAACGATGATAACATCTCGACGCCCGGGCAATATTTCAAAGACAAACATCCTGACAAGAAGAAGTATAGTCGCATGAGCGAAAAGATAAGCTGGACAGCCTCTATGGTCTACAAGATCCTGACGAGTTATGTTTACACTGGGGCAACGGTCGGCCACAAGCGAAAATCCGGCGGCGTAGGTTCTCGGAAAACTATTTCTCAAAAGAAAGAGGACTGGATCATCGTCGAAGGGATGCACGAAGCGATTGTCAGCAAGGAAGAGTTTGAGTTGGCTCAGGCAGTCATCCGGGGCGGTGAGAAGAATCCCAAACGGAATCTGCGCTATTATTCCCTCAAGGGTCTTGTGTGCTGCGGCAACTGCAAACGCGCCCTTACCCGGCGAAAGCTCCGAAATGAGAGCGGATATTTCTATCAGTGTACCCACTCAACACATGACCGCGATACGGATTGTTCGGTTGGTGAAAGATACAGCGAGGCATGGATTGAGGACACTGCTTACAAAGCGATTGGGCAAATGCTCACACTGGTTGAAAAGAAAGCTGTCAAAGAACACGAGATCAGCAAGCGCAGGAAATCTGCCATCTCAGAATGCGCGGATGCAATCCGTGATTTGCAGAAACAGTACGAACAGCTCAAGGCAGTGAAGCTCCGGCTGTATGAGAAATACACTTCCGGCAGCATCACAAAGGCCGAATATCTCAAGCGGAAAGCAGAAACAGACACGAAGATGTCTGAGAATGAAGAAGCAATCCAGCGAGGTCATCAGCGGATGCAGGAGCTTGATTCTGAACATCCCTGTTCGGATGAAAGGCTTGATGCGGTGCTCGGCGAATACCAGAAAGGCGAAGGGCTTACATACGAGCTTGCTCATGCTCTAATCTCCGCTATCTATGTTCATGGGCATGACAGCATCGAAATCGTCTGGAAGTTCAAAGACATCTTTGAGGATGCAGAAATCTAATAGGCTGAATGTTACAAGCCGTTCATGGGTGGTCTTCCACCTATGAACGGCTTGTAAAATCTCAAAAATTTTTTAGTTCCTACTTGACACAAGAAGACATGAGCCGGTTAGGGCGAAACTACTTGCAGGTGGGATTTTACACGGAAATGCTGTTCCCTCAAAAGGGAGTGCGGTTTATCGCTGTCAACGACAATGTGGACAGCGCAAACGGCGGCATGGACAACGATTTTACCCCTCTGCGAAATCTGTTCAACGAATGGCTGGTGAGAGATACGAGCAAAAAAATCAAGGCAGTTAAGAGAGCAAAAGGCATGAGCGGCAAGCCCGTTACCAGCAAGCCGGTATATGGCTACCTCATGGACGAGGACGAGAACTATCTCGTTGACGAGGAAACCGCGCCGGTAGTCAAGCAGATATACCAGCTTTGCCTTGCCGGGAACGGCCCGACCAAGATTGCCCGTATGCTTACGGAGCAGCAAATCCCCACGCCGGGGACGCTGGAATACCGCAGGACGGGCAGCACCCGACGCTACCACCCCGGCTATGAGTGCAAGTGGGCGACAAACACCGTCGTCCATCTGCTGGAAAACCGGGAGTACACTGGCTGTCTGGTAAACTTCAAGACGGAGAAGCCCTCTTACAAGGTCAAGCACAGCGTTGAGAACCCCATCGAGAAGCAGGCTATCTTCCCAAATCACCATGAGCCGATTATCGACACGGAAACATGGGAGCGTGTGCAGGAGTTACGCAAGCAGCGAAAACGCCCGAACCGCTATGATGAAGTGGGGCTGTTCTCTGGTATGCTGTTCTGCGCCGACTGCGGCCATGTGCTGTATCAGCAGCGGTATCAGAACAAGAACCGCAAGCAGGACTGTTATATCTGCGGCAGCTACAAGAAGCGTACCCGTGACTGTACGGCACACTTTATCCGCACCGACCTTTTGACGGCGGGCGTGCTTTCCAATCTCCGGCAAGTGACGGAATACGCCGCCAGGCATGAGAGCCGCTTTGTAAAGCTGCTCATCCAGCAGAACGAAATCGGCGGCAAGAGAAAGACCGCCGCAGCCACGAAGCAGCTTGAACAGGCCCAGACACGCATTGCCGAAGTGAACCGCATTATCAAGCGGCTGTATGAGGACAATGTAAGCGGCAAAATCAGCGACGAGCGTTTCATGGAGCTGTCGGCGGACTATGAGCAGGAGCAGCGGGAACTGAAAGACCGGGCTGCCGCTTTGCAGGAGGAACTTTCCAAGTCGCAGGCCGCCACCGTCAACGCCGAGAAATTCATGGGGATTGTGAGAAAGCACCTTGCTTTTGAAGAATTGACCCCCACCCTCTTGCGGGAAATGATTGAGAAAATCGTCGTGCATGAGTGCAGCTATGACGAGAACGGCACCC